GCCTAGACTACTGTTTCAACATTTGAGGCAAGGGAAGTATCCCGGAGTCGAACCGAGAAATGACCATCTACTTCCGACGGGTACTAATCGTCCCGCTCGTGTTGATAAGGTACTAAAGCATATTTGGCTTGAAGTTTCTTGACCCAGTCGGGTGTCACCGGAACTACCGTAGCAATACGGTACAACTTACGTTGAAATTCCAGTGCATCCGCCACTTTGTCACGATTGTGCCAATCAAGCATGATCAGAGACTCACCACTTATTGCTGCAAGTTTCCGCATATCATCTAAGATAGACGGATCATAATCATCACCGACAACAGGATTCACAGAAAGAAGGATATCCTCATTATGCCGTGAGGCAATATGAGCATCCCATTTCTCCTTATGCATTCTGATGTAGTTCCAGTAACCTGGACCTAAAACGATTAAAGGGAATGAAAGAATCCCTTGAAAAGATGTTGTACCCAAAATCGAGAATTTGAAGAATTTCTTACTGAAATTCTCCAGATCCTCTCTTAAGGATATATGATCTCTAGTATACACATCAAAAGCTTCATGCCCTAAATGGGACATGACTCTTTGAAGTGCATCTCGTCGGATAACAGGACCAAAAGAGTTGATCCAGGATTCAAGGAAACTTGATGACTGGCCTCTTTGGAAATGCGATCCGAACGGACCAAGAGCTAACATCTCAATCATTATCATTAATTGGTCTGGGACATTACGTCTCAACAAATTAATGGTTTTGATACAATCTTTCAAAGCGTTCGGAGAAAGGAATACACCTTTATCAAAAGCTTCTTTGAAGAATAATGGTAATAACCGTGGGTTCCGAATCACAACTAAAATTACACCAGGTCCAAAAGGGGAAAAATCCCCATGATGGATGTGATGCAATTTTTTTGCGAATTCTAGGCATGTTGGCGATACAATCCCTTTCACGGGATTAATCGGCACACCTAGATAGGTACTCATTAAGGTTTTATAGGCTAACGCAACTTGCGTATCGGCGATAACAATGTCATCACCAAGTACTGCATAGTGCGGAAACCACCCTTTGTATCCTACCCGACCTGCCGCGACTTGCACCACAAAGTGATGTGTTATCGCAAGCATGGCCCAGGAAGATAGAGCACCCATTGGTTGCCCAACAGTGTATTTTACCGGTTTTCCTTCTAGGTACCACGGCCGATTTACTAACAGTGAAGCCCAAGATTTAGACCAAGTTATCCCAAAGGATGACAGGATTTGAATCTGAAGCTGAACTGGAAGTCTATCAGTCGCAGCAGAAAGATCATAGGAATAAAGAGTACCCTGTGTAAGGCGTACATGTTCAAGCACATGAGAAAGCGGTGCAGTTTGGTCAAAAGTACCATCCTGCGGTATTGTCTTAAGTATAGAAAACAACCATAGATGAAGGGGTCTCAGTAAGCACTGAGTCCACCAATCTGTAATTGCTACTATACGGACTTTACCCGCTGCCTCAAATAACTTGGACAGTCTACCTATCACAGGTCTTTTTATACCTAAGATAATAAGCAAAGGTCCTACGAGAATAACTAGGATTATACACATGTACAACCATCCTAACAAGGCATAAGATCTTGTCTTGATAGCAATGATGGAAAAATCTAAGAGCCTCATTGGCTCAAAGATGAACCCACCAGCATCAAGAGGAGACCCCCATGTCGCTTTAGGATAATTAGGACCCGCATTCTCAGAGATGAGATACGGCTCCGCAATAGATGGTAAACCTCTAATCTTCATTAAAGATCTAACCCTGTCAATCTCGAAAATTTCGAGATTGACAGGGTTAGATCTTTAATGAAGATTAGAGGTTTACCATCTATTTCAGAACCGTATCTCATCTCTGAGAATGCGGGTCCTAATTATCCTAAAGCGACATGGGGATCTCCTCTTGATGCGGCT